TTCTTTAGAGTTTTTCTTTTCTCTATCTGCTTTAGTAGCATCATCGGCACCATCTGCATTTTTCTTTGCTTCTGCATCGGCTGCGGCTTTATCAGCAGCTTCTTTGTCAGCAGCTTCTTTGTCAGCAGCTTCTTTATCTGCAGCTTCTTTGTCAGCAGCTTCTTTGTCAGCAGCGGCTTTATCTGCAGCTTCTTTATCTGCAGCTTCTTTGTCAGCAGCAGCTTTATCTGCGGCTGCTTGGTTTGCGGCTGCTTTATCATCTGCAGTTTCTTCTGGTTGATCTTCTTTTGCTTTATCTTTAAGAGCGGCTGCAGCAGCTTGTTCTTCTTCGAATCGTTTTTGAAGTTCAGCCATAGAAGCGGCTAAATCTTTTTTCTTTTTTGGATCATCTTCTTGTCCAGATGCTCTCTTAACAAGGTCCATTTGTCCTTTAATCTTTTCAGATTTTAAAACTTTTTGTACATAAGCTCCTCTATCTTTTGCTTTATCATCGATTGCCGATTGTAAGTCGCTAATTTGAGAATCTATTGTACTTTTTTTATCTTTTAAAGTCTGTTTCTTTGCGGCTTCAGGTGAACCACTTGCACCGCTTAAATTGTCAACTGTGATTTGAATATCTAATGCATTCATTTTCATTTTGTTAACTTTCTTTTGCATACCTCTATATTTAGGTGCGAATAAGAAATCTTTAACTGCATCTAATTCTCCTGCTTCTAATATCATTTCTTCGATTACTTGTAAATCTTCGGATACTTGAGATGCTAATTGAGAAAGATTCGTCATGATTGTATCTACATCACTGATGATTTCTTCTCTTGAAACCGCAGGTGATGATGATGATGAATCAACTCCAGCTTTTCCAACTGGTTCAACTGTTTTTACTGTTGCCGTTGGTTCAGCTGTTTTTACCGCTTCTAAAATTGATGTATACCAATTGTTGAATTTGTTGTTTTCCATTTTTTTAAATTTATGTTTTAAATATGGTTTATATATTTGTATTTTCCGGTAAAAAAGAAAAGGCTCTCCAGAAGGAGAGCCTTTTACTATATTAATCTAGGTTAAGATTATACCAAGTTCAACAAGTTAGAGAATCTAGTAGTACCAGAAGTACCTTTGTAGATATCGAAAGTAACATATTGAGTTTCAGGGTGGAAACCAGCTTCAACTAGAGCGAATCTAGATTTTACTGCGATTTTAGGAGCCATAGTTCCTTCAGCAATAGTTTGAACTGATTCAGCCATTAAGTAAGGCATGAAAACTAATCCAGGACCATTACCATCTCCTTTACGTCCAACTAATACACTTTGGTAGTTCCAAGCCCATTTAGGGTTAGTGTAAACTTGAATTCCAGCGATAGAACCTACAGGGTAGATAGCACCAGCTGATTGAGAGATTGTGTTAGCGAATGGATTTGGAACGAAACCAGAAGCAGCTTGTAATACTGTAGCAACCTGTGGTCCTACAACTGCGAAGTTACCTGCACCTCTACGACCACGGTTAGCGATCAAGTTAGCAGCAGCTAAAATACCAGTTAATACTTTTCTGTGTTCTGAACCTTCAGTTTGTCCACCAACTAAACTTGCAGCAGCAAGTAAATAAACGTCTAATGCACCAGAAGTAAATTCTCCAGCAGCAACAGCGTTAGTAATATTTGCAGTACCTAAAGTTTTGATGTTATTGATGATTAAGTCATTGATGTTTTGAGTTAATTCGTTAACCAATACAGCTTCTACTTGAGCAACTGCATCTACTCCGAATTGTTTCAAATCTTGTACTTGCTCTCTTGTAACTGCAGCAGCAACTTGGAAAGTTTTCGCTTCAACAGCTTTAGAGAATAAGCTAAGACCCATGATTTTCTCATTAGTTTGTTCTCCAACTCCTCTAGAGAATGCATCTCCAGCAGTGTTAGCTCCAGAGAATCCTGGTACGTGATCTTCTAATGCTTTTACTAATTGTACATCTAAAAGAGTAGCAGTAGTATCAGGTGAAATTACAGCGTTTACTGCGATTAATAAATCGGCAGCAACGTTAGCAGCAACAGGAGCACCAATTACTTTAAAGATTGAATAACCATCGATACGAGATTTTCCAACGAAAGTATATGCTGCAGAAATTGCAACAGCAGGAGTTCCAGAAGTAGCAGCTGGGATATCAGCTACACCAGCAACAGAAGCTGCTTTGATGTAAGTTGGAGCAGTTGTTCCTCCTAATTTACCACCTTCGTAAACGAAGTCTAAGTAAGATAAAAGACCCATTGGACCAGCCATAGGGATAACTGGTACTAAATCAAGACCAATTGTTTGCGCAGCAACTTGCATTGCTAACGGTAATAATGTAGGAGATTTGTCACCAGAACCTTGAGCACCTGTTTGTAAATTTGGAAGAGTTACAGCACCCATACCAAAAATGTTACCAGCAGTACCTAAAGACATCATAGCTGCATCTTCATACAATTTGTGGTTATGACAGTATTCTGACATCCACGCTAGTTTAGAAGCATCGTTGATACCAGTTGCAGATTCGATGATCGGTGACCATGTATCTCTGATTTCAGCTTCATTAATTAAATTTGCCATTTTGTTTAAAAATTGTTTTTTATGTTTGTTTTTTAGCTTTTAAGCTCGACACATTTAGATTTTTGCTTCTTATCTAATATCGTCGTTATTGTATTATATATTAAAATCTTTTTTCGAATTTTCTATTTTTTCAAAAAATTACTTTTTGAACTGTTTTGCAATAGAAACTTTCATATTAGTTAAGTCATAAGGTAACTTATTAACTTCAACTTCATTTGATTCTTTAATCATTTCGATTTTCTCCATTACTGGTGAAGTTTCTCTAAGATCTCTTGTTTGCCAGAAGTTTCTTACTTGATATTCTGTTTCTAATTTATGATATTTAGATTGTGCTAACAATTGACTTTTCTTAGATTCAGATAAACTGTTCCAAGTTTCTCTATATTCTGCTGGCATTGCTGCAATAACAGTAGGTTCGTTTTCAACTGGAGCTCCAGCTAAAGATTGATTCCATAGAGCGTAGATTTGAGATTCAGTTAAGAATCCTTTTCCTTCAACAACTTTAAGAACTTTAGATTTATCTTCTTCAGCTAATCCGTTAAATTCTTGAACTTTAGATTCAGAAATGAATTTTAAGAAACTAGGTGCTTTAGAAGTTTTAGCAGTTGCTTTTTCAACCAATGCTTGTAATTTTTCAGTAATTGCTGCTTTGTAAGCATCCATTCTGTCTACTTCTTCAGTAACTTCTTTACCAATGTTTTCTCCGTCTACTGCTTTAGTATCTTCTAGATCTTTCTTCAATTCTTTAGAATCGTCTTCAGCTCTAGCATCAGCTTTAGCATATTTCTTACCGTCAATGTCAACTACGTCAGGAGTAACATCTTTAGAATCGTCTTTTAATTCGTCAGCTTTAGTACCAGTTTCGCCAGCAGCTTCAGTAACTTCTTTACCGATGTTTTCTCCGTCTACCGCTTTAGTATCTTCTAGATCTTTCTCCAATTCTTTAGAATCGTCTTCAGCTCTAGCATCTGCTTTAGCGTATTTTTTACCATCTCCGTCAACAACATCAGTTGTAACGTCTTTAGAATCGTCTTTTAATTCATCTGCTTCAGTACCAGTTAAACCTTCGTCTTCTACTAATAGGTTTTTATTTACAGATTCTGCAACGTACTCAGCGTACTCAGTAACCTTCTGTAAGTTTTCTTTTAAGTATTCAACATATTTTAACATGTTATCGTGAGTAGCAGCACCATCATTATAAGCTTCAGCTAAATAATTAGTATATTCTTTAACTTTGTTTACTGACTCTGCGATTTTTTCGCTGTATTGAATAGATTCGTCAACTTTAGTAGCGATATGATCGCCATGTTGAATTGAATCATCTAACTTTTCAGCAAGATAGTTATTATAAGTAATAACTGAATTCATTTTTTCTGCAAGGTAAGAAGAATACTCTCTCAAGTTTTCTACTTCTTTAGCAAAAACGTCATTTGTTTTTTCTGTTAATGACTCTTTTAGACTTTTAATTTCAGTAGCTAAATATTTAGAATACTTATTGAAATCCTCAGATGTCACAAATCTTGATTGTTCCATTTTGTTTTCTTCTATAGTTTGTTTTTGATTGTTGTTTTCTATATTATTTATCTCATATATTAGAATATCTCCGCTGTCTTCAAAACCAAAAGATTCGTTTACTCTTTTAAGCTCAGCATTAGCAAATCCAGGATCTGCAACTAAGTCATAAGTAAATAATTGTTTGATTTTAACTTGACCGTTAGATTCAACAGTACCAGCTGCTCTAGATGAAATATGCAAAGGTACACCAGCATCAACTAATGCTTTTGCTTGTCTACCTGCATCAGTATCTAATAATCTGATTTTTCCTGTTACGAGTTTAGTTGTATTGTCATAAGAAAGTTCTTCAATTACGTGAGAAACATTTTTTAATGAAATATCGAAATTCTGTGGGTGATCTAATTCTCCCAGCAATTTAGATGATTTAATTTTAGCCTGCAAAGCCTCGATCTGAGGAACATATTCAGCTTCTGAGTATATTCTATTATTTCGGTTCTTCACGCCAATCTCGCCAAATGTACCTTCTAGTACATAAGCTCCACCATCTTCTTTAAAAGTCAAGGTGTTGCTTGATCTTTCTAAAATAAGTAATTTGTTTTCTTGAGTCATATTCTTAGACACTATGTTTCTTTATATATCTGATTGATTTTTTGATTTTTTAAAAAATCTTTAATTTTAAAGGCCTTCTAGACCGGCAGCTGGATCTTTTTCTTCTCCACCTTCTGCACCAGCTTCTGCTTCTGGTTCTTTTTCTTTCTCAACTTCTTCTTCGTTGTCCTCTTTTTCAGATTCATTAAAGAATGTTTTTAACGTTGACATCTCTTCAACGGTGAAAGCATCTTGACCGTATGCATCAAAGAAGTAATTTTCAAACTCCTTTTCTGTAGCAGATGCTGCAATTGCTCCAAGAATTTCAGCTGCTTTAATAACCGTTCCGTCTTCTAATTTAAGGTCTTCAACGTATACTTTAGAATCTTCAGCTTTTAGAGCCTCGGCTTCAGAAACGAATTCTTCAAATGTTTTAATAGTTTTCATTTTATATTGATTTTATTTTAATTACATTCCACCCATTGCCATTGGATCTACTGGTGGTTCTGCAGCTTTTGCAGCTTCAGTTCTTGCTTTATATGCAAGGTTCGCAGCTTTATCATCTGGCGATAATTTTAAATATCTATCTACCAAGAATTCTAAGTCGAAGTAGTGATCCTCTTCCATTGTCATTGGATTAGTTATCATTAAATTGTCTTTCATAGAAGAGATAAAGGCTAAACGTTTATCCATGATTTCCATTTCTTTTAATTCAGCAAACATATTCTCTTCATTATATCTTAATGCTATTTGTGTTTTAAATCCTGGATCGTCTGCGAATTCAGGGAATTTAAGACACATTTGAAGGTATAAAGGTTTAACTAAAAGTTCTTGGAATGAACTTCTTAAACGGTTAACGAATTTAGAGAATTTAATCTCATCACGAATCATACCATCTGCTGCTAAGTTGAAATCTCCACCGCCATCTTCATACATAAATCTGTTGAATGGAATTTTCGAAACTGCTTTAAGTTTATCTGAGAAATATTTAAGAGCTTCAGTGTCAGATAATTCTGGACCATCTCCACCAAGAGTTTCAATTTCTGGTTGTTCTCCATCTTTAGATGGTAACCAGTATTCTTTATTAAATTGTAACATTGGTTTTCCGTTGGTTTGTAAAACACCAGAATCCCAATCGAAATCTACAACTTCTTTATAGTTATTCATTAATTGAGCTAAAGATTGTTTAGCACGTGTCTTAGATTTACCTCCAACTGGTATAATAAATTTCATTCTATAAGAAGCATTGGTAACCGCCCAAATAACTCTGGTATGTTCCATAACTCTCATTAAGTTAAACGATCTAATTAATCTTTCAACGTATGAAATTCTAGATGCTGTAGTAATTGATGAATAAGAAATGTAGATAATTTGCGCATCATACAATTTTCTTTCTTTAATTGGATCGTCTTTAAACTGGATCCAAACTTTCTTACCATCTTCTTTATTATAACCAGGTACTAATGTAACTGGATCAATTTCTTTAAAACCAATAATTTCGGTTTGCTCTGGATTATAGATAATCTCAAATGAAAGATAACCATCAACCAACCATTTACGGAAATAAAACCATGCTGATTGATCTGCTGCAAATCCAAAATATTGATAAATTTGGCGATATGCCTTATTAAGATATTTTTGAACTTCGTCTGAAACTTCCATTCCAATAACTGAAGGATTTGCGATAAAATTCTTTTCGTCAAATACAATAGCTTCATCACAAAGAATATCTAAAATATCCTCGATCTCATCGTGCATCGAGAACGTTCTTAACTCATCTCTCTTAGTTTTGTAATTCATGTCGAAGAACGGAATGTTCTTTCTCATGTTGGTATCGGCCATTGACAATGCAGCAAATGCTCCATATATGTCATCATTGTCCATACCCATTACGTTCATTTGGCCGTAACCAAACTGATCTTCCATTGGACCAATTGCTTGAGACTGACGAAGAACTAAATCATCGTAGTACATACCGAAAGAAGACAATCTTTTTAATCCGTCACTCAGATTAAAAGGTCTCTTGGCACTGAAAGGTCCATTTTTATTTACAAATCCAGCCATTTAGCTTAAGTTTTTTATTGTTTTATATATTACGATTTTTATTGTCATTATTCTTAGTATCTTCGTTTGGTCCCTGGTTCTTACCGGTTTCCTTATTTCTAAAGGTTCTATTATAATCGATAAATTCTTTTCTGATTTGAGTTACTGTTGCTCCTTTGATTTTAGCAAATTCTGCCAGAGCAATTTTTGGCCAGCTTTCATAGCTTACAACAGCTTGACCTTTCTTTAAATTTGGTAGGTATCTGCGAACTGCAAAACCAAAGCCATATCTATCTAAAAATATTTTAGCAGATTCGTATGTAAATTCTTTAATACCTGCTTGTTTTCTAGCATCATCCTTTTTAACACCCTTTAACTGGGTTTCAATCTTACCTTTGAGTTTGGTATATAATGCATCTAGTAATTGTTGTCTGAATGGTGACGGCAGTAAATTTAGGTTGATTCCTACATCGGTATGGTCTATTGTATCTAGTGCTAGAACTACAGGAGCTCTATCAAACCATGGTAATTTTTCTTCTGTTATTGGATTTTCATACTTAAAAACGTATATCTTACCAGCTTCAAATCTTTTACGGGTCGGTTTAGCATTAAGAGCATCTTTCGCAGCCATCGACTCAGAAAACCACTTAGTGGATGCTGATTTCGCCTTAGCTGTACTACCGTACTCTTTGGACATTGCCTTTATTTGTTCTTTAATGTAACCCATTAATAGTTTTTTCAGTTAAGATTTGAAACTTCCAATTGCGACCTTTACAGTATTCTGTGGCAGCGATATATTTATCAAGATTTTTTGTGTACTGCTCGACAATATATTTGTAGTTTTCTAGAGCTTTTTGTGAATTCTTAGTTGGAGGTTCTGGTTTTGTTAACTGACCCTTTGGCTTAATTTCAATTAAAATCTCTTTATATGTTCCATCATCTTGTGTAACTCTAATATAAAAATCTGGACTATATTTATGTTGTCGACCGTCTAGTCTCCAAAAATACTTGATTTCCAATGGTTCGCTCGACCAATAAATAATTTTGGTATTTCGATCGCACCAAATCATAAACTTTCTTTCCCATGAGGATCTGAATATGATTGGAGATTTACCAATATATTTAGTTGGATTTTCCGGTGTATAATAACCTTGAACGAATCCTGATTTTTTATTAGGTTTTACTTTTTTTATCGACATTAGATACTATAGATACCACCACCGTCGTCTGAATCATTACTGGTTCGATCTAGTGAAATAGTACCTTTATATTTTAGTGGATGTAGTTTATTCCATCCTTTTGCATAACCTCTTTTGGCTATTTCTGTAAAGTACGCAAACGCATTTGTATACTTTGGATTAAAGTTTCTCCAGTATTTTAATAAATCTAGAATTGCAAATGATAAACAATCGTATCGGTCATCATCGTTAACGAATCTTAATTTATTA